AGAGGTGTTGGCGATTGCTGACCGAGAGCCTGCAGAAATACCTGAGTTCAAAGTATCAGAGGTAAGATCTGATGTGGAGAAAGCGGAAAAAGTGTCCGTATTGGATTCTTTGAATCAACTAAATTAACAAAAGGAGGATTGTTATGGATATATCAAATCTTAGCGGTTTCGCTGACCCCCAAAATGTCAGTAAAAAAGGAACAGGAAGCTTTTCTGCTTCTTATTTAAATTGGGCAAGAACATTACATGATATTCGCGAGAATGCTAATGGATGGATGCCGGAAATGGTGGAGAATATACACGGAGAAGAGGTTCACCCTGCCCCTGATGGTAGTGCTTACCTCGTAATTAGGTTTCGTCATGTAGATGGAACTAAGACCACAGGAATACCTCACGCTATTATGGATCATAAGATGAAGTCCGTGAAAGGTGATCTTGTGGGAGCCCGTGATGTGGCAGATTCTTTTGTTCGTGGTGCGTGTAAAGCGGCCGCCGCTTTATTCGGCTACGGATGGCAGATGTGGAGCAAGGATGATCCAATGGAGCGAACCGCAGAAGAAGACAATGCAATCGCTGAGGAAAGAAAGAATGTAAAGATTGGAAAAATCAAACAATCTCACGCTCAATCTGAAGATGAGTTTAAGTATGTTGGAAATGATATAGTTGATCAGCACTCAACTCCACAGGGTTGGCTTGAGGAGAATGATCCAATAGCTGTACAAGAAGACGTGCAGGAAGACTCATGGAAAAGCGTAGTTTGCCCTTTCCCTAAACATAAAGGTAAAACACTAGGTGATATTGCTGATGTGGATCCTAGTTACTTGAAGTTTTTCGTCAGCAAGGTTGATACAATTGAAAATGATGATTTAGCGAATGCACTTAGGGCCTTTGATAAGTCATCAAATCAAGATGGTCACCAAAGCTTTGACAGGGTTGCGTAATGGTTAGTCAAGATAGAGGTGACGCTCCATCTGCGTCCAAAATATCTGCGATTATAAAATGTCGAGGATACCACAAGGCTAACTTAATGTTTCCTTGGGTGGGCGAAAAGAGTGCTGCTAATGAAGGTACAATAAGGCATCAACATGAGGAAGACCAAACACCCCTAGATGATATCTTAGATGACGAGCAAAGAATCTGCGCTCTTCGGTCAAGGCAATCGCTTGACTGGTGTAGGGATGAGCTTGGCTTAAAAGAAAATTCTAGCACTATCGAGCGTGAAGTAAGATTGTGGTGGGGTGAAAAATGGTCAGGGCAACTAGACTACTTAGAAACTTGGAGTAAGTTAATTGATGATAAATTGACTGAGTATGCTTTTTTAGCAGACTATAAAACGCTAAGGGGTGATCATGAGCCTGCTCACATAAACCTACAATTGCTAGCTCAAGCCGTATTGGTTCATAAAAATTTTCCGAATGTTTCGGAAGTGTTTGTGGCCTTAATAGAGCCTTTCAAGGAGCCCATGTACACGACTGCAAGTTACACGGAAGCTCATCTTAGGGGTAAGGGTGAGTGGATAACTGAAGTAGTGGATGAAGCAATGAGTGAGAACGCTCCTAGGACAGCGGGGCCGTCGCAATGCAAATGGTGTTCGGCGGTTCCGTTTTGCCCGGAAGCAAGAAATTTAATGACAGTAATAATGGAGGGAAAATATGGAAGATTGGTTAAAGGATGAGGACTTAGCGGAAGCATTATCGATGGCGGTATTTGCTGAAACATTCGCTAAACAAGTAAAAGCAGTAGCTAAGGCTAGACTTGAGGCAGATGCCGAGTCAGTTCCAGGGTACAAACTCAGAAGTGGAGGTAATATATCTAGTTATGACGCTAAAGAGGTGGCTGATATTATAATGGAAACAAATGTGATTGAATGGAATGACCTACTTGAGGTGATGAAATTCTCAATGACACCCTTTATTTCCATTTGGTCTAAGCGAACAGGTATGAATAAGGCGGAGGCTAAAAAAGATCTACAGGAACGCCTTAAGGATATTGTAAGGAGCAAGACAAAATCTCCATCAATAATTAAATCTCATGCCCCAAAAAAATAGTGGAAAAGGGAGAAAAGATAACGCTAAGGGTGAACAAGAAAACCCCTTCACTGAATCAACTTTTGCGGTGGAATCAGTGGGATCGCTTGAAGGAAAAAAAGGCGATGACGAAGGAGGTAGGTTTATCCATCGAGTCCGTATTGTCTCAATGCGAGTCAGGATCTGTGACCCCGACAATCTCGTTGGGGGACAAAAGCATCTCATTGATGCGCTTAGGCTTGCAAGAGTTATTCCTGAAGATGATCCGCAAAGCATCTCCCTCCAAGTCTGTCAGAGGAAAGTCAAGAGCTACAAAGACGAAGAAACGTGGGTGGAGGTAAGTGTATGAATAGCGATAGAATATCATTCAGATTATCACCCGAGGCATTACTTAATCTTAAAGCTTTTGTTCAAGCTACGGGTAAAAAACCTAGCGAAATTGCACGAGCAGGATTGGAGATTTACATGGCTCAATGCGGATGGAGGATACAATCAAATGTCGGACAGGTGTCGGACAACCGTCAGACAAATAAAAGGGTTAAAAAAGTGCCAAATGTCGGACAGGTGTCGGACAATCCTCGCGTACGCACGGGGGATACTAATTTAGATTTATCTAAAGATAAATCGTCGAGTCCGACAAATAAGAAAAAAATATTGGTTCAATCTTGGTTCAAAAAGTTTTGGGTTCATTGCGATAACAATCTGTTCCCCAAAAGAGTTATCAAGACAATCTCAGAGAATTGGGAAGACTTAGAGGAATTAGCGCCCGAATCGGTAGCGAAAAAATACAACGCTTACTGCAATGGCGAGGCAATGAAGAACAAGCACTACAAGGAACCAAATACTTGGTTAAATGATGGAGGTTACGAGAATGAGATTAAGGAAGAAAACAACGGAGGAGGAATAGCATATGACATTGAATAATTATAGTGACTACGATGCGGAGCGTGGATTTTTATCTACCTGTCGCCATGAAGATGATGAACCATCTTTTGAGATTTGGGCGTACGGATTGGAGAGCGGTATAAGTGAAGATCACTTTTCTGACTTACCGATGAGGGAATACTTTATTTCCTTTAGGCAAGCAGAGAGGGATAACGACTTTGGGATGATTGGAGCTATGCAAAGACTCCCAAAGGGTTGGAGTGACGATAATCCGGGATTTATAACTAGCATTTTAATGTGTTGTGAAACCACCGTGCGAGGCAAAGAGTGGGTCGATCGGATGGTAAAAGCTCATAAGTTTAGGGAGCTACAGAAATTATCATTGAGGATCCAAGACGAAGTCGAGCAAGCTGGAAAACTTGATGACCCAACAAAGATTGCCGTAAAGGCTGAGGAACTGCTCGCTGACCTCATTCAACCCAACACGAAAACCCTAGTATCAGCCAAGGAGTTAGCAGTGGCTACAAACTTAGCTATGAAACAGGAAAGGGAAATGGGTGGGGCGACAATAACAACAAACCTTCCATTCCTAAATTCAATCCTTGATGGTGGTTTTAGGGCGGGTCAAATGGTTGTTGTTGCAGCCCGACCATCCGTTGGAAAAACAACATTATCGATGAATATCGCCCACCACGCCAGTAATCACGGAAAGAACATTTTATTCTTTAGCTTGGAGATGTCCAAGGATCAGCTCGGTAAAAAATTAGCAGCAATTGATCAAGGTGTTAATTTGTCAAAGTTTGCTGACAGGAGGGATAACGATGATGACAGGAGGCTCTTGCAGAAAGGTTTAGAGAATATATCTGAATTACCTATTTGGGTTGATGATGACCCCGCTCAAACCATTTCGCAAATTCGTGCCCAAACAAAAACGATGAATAGGAAACACGGGATAGATGCTATCTTTATTGACTACTTGGGGCTAATGGAACCAGAGGATAAAAGAGATGTGAGGGAGCAACAAGTGGCTCAAATATCTAAGGCGTGCAAGAGGTTAGCCAAGGAGCTAAACTTAGTTGTATTTTTGGTATGTCAGCTTAACAGAGACTCCGCCAAGGCAGGGGGACCCCCTGCCCTTCACAACCTCAGGGAATCGGGTCAGATAGAGCAGGATGCGGATATAGTCGTTATGCTTCATCGGGAAATGAAAGCAGGTGGAGATACCGAAACTACCGATATAATTATAAACAAAAATCGGTTTGGCCCAATTGGTCACACGAAAGATCGTGTAACATTTGACAGATTCACGCAAAGGTTTAGACAGAAGATGCCCGAACCGAGACTTAATTCAGAACCCAAACAAACTAGGCAACCAATACAGGGAGATTTTGCAGAAGCAGTAGATAGATTATCATGAAAGAAATAGTAGTAGATGTAAGTAGATATCAAGCGCTTCAATTAAGAAGAGGTGAGTCAATAAAGATTCAATACGGAGATGTAATTTTTATCCTTAAGGGAACCAAGAAAGATGATGATAAAAAGAAACTTTATTAAGGATCTAAGGGACTCACATAACAGTGTAATGGTTATGGCGGAGTATCTTCGTAATATGAATTATCAAGTTACTATGCTACCGACAAAGGAGCGTCCTAGCTTTGAACAAAGGATGGATTTCCTTGATGACTGCGATCTCTACCTGAATATGCCAATTGAGGTAAAACAAACTAAGCTAGTTGACTTCCCTAACGGATCCGAGGACTGGCCGACATCATGGGGAGGTGTAAATGTTATGGCGGTTCATGCATGGGAGTATAAAGACCCTAAGCCTCTCTTTGTGGCAGTTCTTGATAAAACATGCAGTAACGCCGCAATAATTCATAAAGATACCGAAAAGTATTGGATCAAGAAAACCCAAACTGATCGGAGGGATGGCAGGACTCAACAAGTATTTAAGTGCCCGATTGATAAATGTAATTGGGTCAAACTAACAAAAAACACATAATAAAATGCTCGGAGAAATATACACAAACATCATAGGAACGTCGGTTGCGGAAGCGGAGCCAAAAGAAATCAAAACCAAGGATGGAATAAAAACTTTGGTAGTTCTAAGGCTTGCCGTGAACGAAAAGATTGGTGAAGGGGAAAGAACTTCCTTTATCACTGTAAACTCTTGGAGGGAGAAGCTTAATAATAAGCTCATGCAACTAGAGCTAAGAGGAAAGAATCTAAAGATTCGTGGCCCCCTTCATATCGAGGAATGGGAAAAGGATGGACATAAGTTCCAGAAGCCCGTGGTGACCATGGATAACTTGACATTTCTTGACAAGAAAGATGCTTAGGAATGTCTTTAGATTTTTCTTTTTTCTACCCAGGCGGGTGCGTCCTTTGTGGCGCACTCTTCTGGTGTGGAGTCGTATTTGCAGGATATATCATAACTCAGGGATGGAAGCCGTAAGGAGGAAAAAATGTCTACGATAATTGGATTAGCGGGGCCGAAAGGTGTGGGTAAGTCTACTTATGCAAATCAGCTTGTTTTTGATATGTACAGGGAGCGTGAGTGGTCTGAGTATATTAGGATAATATCATTTGCATCACCACTTAAGGAAATGCTTGGGTGCATTGTTCATAAGGACTATATCGAAGATAAAGAGCGAATAATTCCTAACCTTGGTGTATCCGCAAGACACTGTTTACAGACCTTGGGTACTGAGTGGGGAAGAAATCTTATATCTGATTCAATATGGATTGATATCACTAGGCATCGGATAGAAGAGTCAGATGCTAAGATATTTATTATTGATGATGTACGATTCGATAATGAGGCAAAAATGATTTGTGATATGGGTGGCGAGGTATGGAAGTTGTCCAGATCGGGAGTAAATGAGAATGACGCACATATATCTGAATCGGGTGTATCCGATAACCTAATCACTAAGCATGTAAACCTTGACTCTAAACCTGTTGTTACATAGAAATTATTGTATCAATGTGGTTAGTCTTATTTTTGGCAATTTTAATGGGTTTTATTTTTTGGCTATATCGTGAAAAGAAGTCCACTGAGAAGAGTAAGCAAGAAACGGCAGAAGGAGATGAAGGAATACTCGATCCTGAGGAGGGAGTTTTTGGAGAAGTTACCTATGTGCGAAGTGTGTATGAAGGCGAAGACGAGTGATGTGCATCATCGTAATGGAAGAGGAAAATACTACATGGATGTGGATACCTGGTTATCTGTATGTCGTCCATGTCATGACAAGATTCATAGAGAGCCTAAGTGGGCACGAGAGAAAGGATATTTAGTATGAGTGGGAAATCAGCAAAGCACACAAAAGGCGCATTCGGTGGAAAGCGTGGAAAGATAAAAAAAGCCCAAAGGCTTTGGATGGCGAACAAAGCGCTAACTGATACCGCATCTAGCTCTGGAGATAGTAGCCTGACGCTCGCTTCTAGGCTAAAGAAAGATGCGACAAATGGTTTCAGGAAAAAAATTTAGTATGAGTAGGCTCAATATAAACAAAATAAAAAGAGTTAGCGGACAAATCTCACTCTGTCTACTCATACTAATATTTAGTGGATGTAGTTCAAAATGTCGCAAAACCTGCTGCCCGCAACCCGGTCACGGGGATTGTCCTATATGTTTTTACCCAAATGAATCTTCTATCCCTAGTTAATCAGGACGGAGAAGGGTATGTGCTTAAAAACCACATGCTGATGTATCCTGCTGAATGGATGCTGGACCCCGAGATCGCAAGGGCAATATCGCAAGACAAACCTTTGGTCAGGAAGTGTATAACCGAGGGAGTGCCCTCAGGCTTATCACCGGATCAACTTAGCATTCTACCGCATGCCGAGCATAGGGGGCATGACATATACACCATGCCATTATTCAGT